AAAAAGGAAAAGTTTATAATTATTTTTATATTCAGTATCATAGTAATCAAAATCAGCAAAGAAAATGTTAGGCTTAAAATCTAAATTACTAATTTTAACCCAAGTACCAGGTTTAAAAGTTCTGTCGGTTAGATATGGATAAGCAATTTTAGCACTATCCGCAAAAGAAGTGACTGTTCCACTAGCAACTTTATATTTAGAGTTTAATTGCGATATAGTATTATTAGCTTGTGTTAACTGATTCATCAAATCCTGTAAACTAGCGTCTCCACTATCAAAAGACTGCTTTATTTTCTCTGATAACTCAACAAGTGTGTTATTCAAACTTGCTTCTATATTCTTTAATGCTAAAGTATTTATAATACTTGTTTTCCCAACTTTAAATCCTGCATTAACCTCAACTAATTTTGTTGATATATCATTTAAATTTACATTTTCGGGCAGTGGCATTATATTCTTACTTATACTTAAAACTTTTTCAGCAGTTGCATTATTGCTGTCTGTAACAACTATTTTAAGTGTGTGTAGTGCATTATCTTCTAATGTATAGTTAATTATTTTCTCTGTTGTTAAATCTGTTGTTATAGTTTCTTTTAGTACATCATCTATAAAATATTCTATTTTTGTAAGCAATGTAGGGTCTGTGTGGTCAGCTTTAAATGTAGCTGTAGTGGAATTATAAGAGGATATAGTTAAAAAAGGTAATGCTTGGAGTAATGTTATTTTAGCATAACCATCTTGTTTCGTAGTATTTCCACCTACAACGCTATTTATATCGCTAAAATAATATTTAGAAGATGGACTATAATTTGCTGGCTTATAACTATCTTTTGTTAGAATATATCCACTTCCACCACCACCAAATTCAGCATAAAAACTACCTGCACCACAATACCAACCACCACCGCCACCAACACCACTAATGCCATCTCCAGCACCGCTTACACCAAAAGAACCATTATAAAGACTATTAAAAGTTAAACCGCCTTGAAATTGGCTTCCACCGCCTGCAAAATATTTATTTGCTATAGAAATACCATCTTTACCTTTTGTACCACCACCATGACCAATACTATCATGTGAATTTCCGCTTCCACCACCACCGCCACCTGCAACAATTATGCGAGATAGCAAACTTTGTAAATTATCCCAGTTACCACCAATAAGTCTAATATCAGTAGCTCCACCACCTGCAAGACTATAATAACCATCAGAAGTACTTTTATAAGTGGTTATACCACCCGCACCATTAAAACCACTTCTACAAGTCTCAATACCATTAACACCTTTACAATAACCACTTTGCCCAACGTAAACATGTAATGTAGTATTTTCTTTCAATATTAAAGAACCAGCAGTATAGCCACCTTTTGCGCACTGTACAAAATCATAATAATTACCACCACAAGCACCAAAACATTCAAACTTATATTTACCAGGTGGCAACACTACACTTTGTTCAGCACCTGTATAATTAAATTCATAAACTATAGCCATTTTTCACTCTCCTCTCTTAAATAGGTAACATGTCGTTTTGTATGGATATATTAATCTCGTTAAAATTTTCTATTTTTGCAACAATTTCATCTATTGCCCCTTGAACATTTGTAGCAGTAAGATTACTTGTTGCATTATTATAACTTGTTTTCTCTGCTGTTGTTTCTATTTTTGCTAACTCTTCTTTTACTTTGTTTATTTCATTTAATAAGTTTCCAGCTGCATCCTCATCCAAAATATCTTTTATACTTTCAAACCAAATGTTAAACTCTGATACAAAATTTGTTGTTGTAGTGTTATACCAATCTTCTTGTTTATTCTCTTGATTTTCCCGCCAAACATTGAAATTACTTATTTCTTCATCTTTCCAAGTATTTAGTTGTGCAAGTAATGTTGTTGTGTCTATTTCTTCTATCGTGCCTTTTACAATTCCACACAAATTTTTATCTAATCTTAAATCTGTTATAGAACTTTGTGTAATACTTATTGCTCCAGCTCTGATATAAATATCAGCTAATCCAAGTTCGTACGCATCTGCATCACGTTGTAATTCTGTTGCAACTGGGGAACTATTAAAAGTACATTTTTTAACAGCTAATTTAATATTTCTATTTAAAGTATCAAATCTTAAAACTACTCTGTCTATTCTATTTAAAATTCCATCTGCGGGGTCTATATTAATTACTAAATCGTCTGTGTTTATATAGATAGCTCCGTTAATCCAGCCCTTGCCTTTTTTTACTGTTATAGTCATATTATTATTATCTACAACTTGCAAATTGCTACTTGGATTAGGGAATACACCATTACCTATAAAACTAGCAAAATATTCTCTAAAGTCCTCTGCCTTGTATCTCCTATCGCCATTTACACTATTAAATACAAAACTTTTTTCCATTATTTCACCATCCTTTTTATTTTTGAAAATAAGGTTGGTATGCTGCTCCCAAACGTAATTTTTAATTTCATCCCATTTTTACTATAGCTTTCTTGTACTTCTACAATTCTAGTATCCATTGTTACTTTCAATTTTCTATCTTGAACTGTAACAATATCCCCTAGTTTGTAGTCTTTTTCATACATAAAAGTATTTTTAGGGTCTATTTCTAATTCAAAACTTTTTAACTCTTCATATTCTTTTAATTTAATTTCTCCTTCTTTTTGTAGTATGCTTATAGTATTTTCACTTACATCTGCAAAGACTTCGTTTCTCTCAAAACCTTCAACCTCACCAGTTGAAATTACCAGTTTTGTCGCGTCTTCTCTTGCTCCAGCATACACAACATTTTTAGAGTTAATTATACTTTCTGTAAAGTGTCTAGCTCTTATGTTATTAAAATCACTTCTAAAAATAACCGGCGGGTTTTCTGTTTGATTAATAGTCAAATCTTTACCAGTAATTACGTCAAAAATAAATTTCTTTTTATTAGCATCCAACACTACCTCCCAACCAAGCCCACAAAATTCTGATATTTCTTGAATTTTATCACTTAAATTTTCGTAAGAACTTCGCCACATATCAGCACTTCCAAGATTTTTGTTTTCTGAAATGATAAGATTATCAATTACACGTTTTGGATTTGAAGAGTCTACGCAGTTATTATTAACAAAAGCTTTTATAATTTCTTCTTGTGTCCCTTCGTGACTTTCGAAAGCTTCTCCAGTGTCGGGTATGATGAGCCTTCTATTTAACAAGCCTTTTAAATCCACGCCTTTAACAGATAAAATGTCGCTTTTTTCTCCTGTTTCGGTGTACATGAACTCTCGATGAAGTATCAAACAAACTTTATTATAATTTTTACCAAGTAGAATTATATTATTTTTAACTAATTTATCTACATGATTTTTATTAGCATTTATTTTTAAACTAAACTCTCCTACTTTGTGGAATTTTTTAATAATCTGTAATTCTTCGTAATTATCTATTTCAGCTATTAAATTTATATTTTTATCTAGTATTCTTATGCTCTGCTGCATATTACACCCCCAAATAAAGTGGATTATAATATATAGACATTTCTAAATTATCAATTCCTACGTCTGCGTCATATCTAAATAAATTGTCTCCAACTTCAAGTTGTAAAAATTCGCTATCCAAGTCAATCCAATTAAATACATTTATTCTTTCATAGTTTGATTTTACTAACTCTATTCTTTTATTTGCAAATTCTGTTGTTATTTCTAATAAGTCACCAGCTTCAAGGGTTCTGTTTATCTTAATATATTCTCTTGTGTTTACATTAAATAGGCTAGGATTATCAACTGTTGCAAGTGCTTTAAATTGTATTTTCATGCCACATTCAACGTCTCCGTTATTCACTACATTACAAATTAAATTACTTACCCTATGACCCATTTCTATTCCTTCATTACTTATTTCTAAAGTAAATTCGAAGTCACCAACCCATAAGGCGACTTCTTCTTTTAAAACAAACTCATCCATCCAAAATGGGCTTGGAGTTAAGAGCTGTATAAGAAACTTTTGCATCAATCCAACTGGTGTTTGAAATGTTATGTCTTGCACAACTCCTTTGACACGTTTAGTTAATGCGTTATTTGTATATATAAATTCCATTTCTCCTAATTTAGGATTAAACAAAGAGGTTAAATATGCACGTTTTAATTCTAAATCTTCTTTATTTTTTGCATAAATAGCTGCTGAAATAGGAAGTAATCTCTCTTTTATGCTTATATCATCTATACTTACACCATCACCTAGATTGTTCGAGACTGAAATATTAGCACTAGTATTTGCTCCGTTTTCTATTTTTTCTAACAAAAAAGGGCGTGAGTTTCCTAATTTAACTTCTTGCCCTTTCGAGTTTCTACATATTAATTTTTGCAAGTTTCACACCCCTTTTTTATAAACTATTTTTTTATAAACTAAATGCTAGACTTCTTATTGTTCTTTCGATTTCTCTTGCTGTGTTTGAGTCTGTACTATTAACGTTTACATTATAATTCGCTGTTCTTGAATTATTATTATAAGTTGCTTCTCTTCTTCCCGAATTTGAATTAGCTGCTGAATTTCCTTTTCTAATATCACTATTTAAACTCAATGCTTCATTTCTAGCATTATTTATTTCTCTTGTAATACTATCAATTAGATTTTTAATTTCGTTTATGGCAGGCTTAAATCCTTCAAGTAATTTTTCACCTAGAGTTTGACCTGCATTTTTATATGCATCTGAATAACTATTTAATAACGCAACTATTTCTTTTTGATTTTTATCCATTATCAATTTTTCAGCTTCTGCTTGAAGTTTTGATTCTTTTATTCTTTCATCATAGAACTTTTTAGCGTCTTCAAGTCTTTTATTATAATATTCCTTTTCGCTTTCATAGATTTGATTTATATTTTCTATTTCGTCTTTTTTCTTTTCTTCTAATTCTTCTTTTCTCTTTTTTAAAGCTTCTTTTTTATCTTCTATTTCTTGTTGCTCTATTCTTTTTTTTCTTTCAGCTAAAACCTTCTCTAGTTCTTTTTGCAACTGTTCTTTGTTAGTATCATCATGTTCAAACTTTATAGCTGTTTTAATTTCTTCTATTTTGTTTAATTCTTCTTTGTCTTGTTCAAGTCTATCTTTTTCCTTTTCAGCTTTTTCAAAAGCTTCTAATTCGTTGTCAATAGCTTTAATTTTCGCATCATAGACACTATTAATTCTATCTATACTTTCTTCCTTCCATTTATCTAGTGCGTCTAACTCTTTTTTTATACTCGCTTGCTGTGCTTCGTATTCTTGTTTGTATTTTTCTTTCAGCGCATCAACTATTGCTTTTGTTAAGTCATCAACTTTTTTTACAAACTCTTGTCTGTCTTGTAACTCTTTATTTAACTGTTCTTTAGCTGAATTTGCTATCTCTTTTAGCTGTTCAACTTCTTTTTCTTTTTGTTCTTTTCTTAGTGCTATCGCTTCTTTTATTTTTTCTTTTTTAGCTGCATATTCTTCTTTCAATGCGTCTTTAGCGTCACCTTTTACTTTTTTAAGCGCTGCTTTTTCTTGTTTAGATAATTCGTCTATTTGTTTATTAAATAGTTTTATATCTTCTTCGCATGCTTTTGTAGCTTTCTTTGTTTCTTCTTCTATAATCTTTGTTATCTTTTCAGTTGCTTTTTTGACCGAGTCGCTATTATTAGCAATCCCTTGTGCTAAACCTTCATCAACGAATTTACCAATCTCAGCCATAACACGAGATGGAGAATGTATTCCTAACACTTTTCTAACCGCATCAGCAGCCTTTTGCCCTAATTTTTTAGCTTCGTCTACTACTTTATAAGCAAAGCCGGATATACCATTCGCTAAGCCGCTTACAAAATCTTTACCAACTTGCAGGAACTTGCTTGGGAACTCTTTTATTTTGTTTACAACATCAGTCCCGACTTTTTGAGATGCATTAACAGCATCTTGTTTTTTCGAGTCTATACCTTCCTTTAGTCTTGTAAACATATCAATAGCGGCTTGTTTTAATTTGGCTGGAAGTGTTTTAAAAAAAGTAATAACACTATTCCAAACAGTTACAATATTATTTTTAATTTCAGTCAATTTAGTACTAACAGCTGTTTTCATGTTTTCCCATGAGGTTACAAGGGTTGTTTTTATATTTGTCCAAGTATTTGAGCAAATTGTTTTTAGCCCTTCCCAAGCATTAGAACATGTTGACTTTATATTTTCCCATATACTGCTTAAAGTTTGTGTTATAGATTCCCATACGCTTGATGCAGTACTTTTCATACCTTCCCACATGTTAGAAAGTAAATCGCTTATTGCAGTCAACGCATTGTTAAATACTTCTTTTATAGATTCCCACGCATCCGATAAGCTTTGTTTTATGTTTTCCCAAATTTGTATTGCGTCAGTTTTTAGTTTATCAAAATTCCCTGTTACTAAATCTAAAATTAATAACACAGCACCAAGTACTATATTTTTTATAACTTCCCAAGTGCTTCTAAAAAACTCTTTTATACCATCAAATATAATTTTTAACCTTTCAACAAAAGGCGCAAATTTTTCTTCAACTTGTTGTTTTATAGCATCCCAAGCGTTCCCGAAAATCATTTTTATATTTTCCCACGTTGTTGTAAAGAATAATTTTATAGACTCCCATTTTTCGCTAATACTTTGTTTTATTTCTTCTATTTTAAAGGCTATAGACTCTTTTATCTCTGTCCATTTAGTTGTTACAGTAAGCTTTATATTATCCCACAAAATAGCTGTATTTTCCTTTAAATTAGCCCATCCAGTAGATATTTTTTCTTTCAAGCCTTCTACCCAGTTGCCCGCCATGTCGTCCCATTCTTGCATCTTACCTTTTACCGTATCATTTAAAACTTGCCACTTAGATTTTATTTCTCCTGTTGTCCAGTCGACTTTACTCGCTTGGTTTTCTGCTTGTTTCTGTGCTTCTGCAACAACTCCTTGATGCATTTCTTTAGCTTTATTTATTGATTCATCTTTTTGTCTTGTTGCTTCTTCTACTACTTTATCCGCTAACTTTTCATTTTCTGCGCCACCCTCTGCTCTAAGTTGCGCAGCTATTTTTAATCTTTCGTTATATTCTTCGTTAGCTGCTTTTATACTTTCATCTTTTTTCTTTATTGAATTTTTAACTACTTCCGCCGCTTCTTTAGCTGATAAATCAACATGATTTGCTTTCATTCTTTCCATTATCGCCGCTTGCTCTGCTTCGCTTTTACTCATTGTGTCAACCGCGGTATTTAGCATATCTGTTTTTATTTGATTTATCTCTGTTGCTTCTTCTTTTGTTAATGCTCTGTTTTCTTGACTAGCTTTAGTCATTATTTGATTTACTTTTTCATTGCTCTTTTTTATTTTTTCTTCTTTGCTTGAATATGCTTCTTCTGTATTTTTTATTAACTCTTCTTTTTCTTTGTCACTTAAATTTTTAGAAGTTGCAAACATTTCTTGCAAAGACCGAATACCTTGTTCTTTGCTCTCTTGAAGTTTAGCAACGATTTGATTTGACATTTCTGTAAAATTAGATACGATTGTCTGTTTCATTTTCTCCGAAACAGTCTCACCACTCCACATTAATTGATTTAAAGATACTGTTGTCTTTTCTTCTAAATCCATAAAAGCAGATACAGCTTCTTTTGTAGATTCTGATATACTTTTACCAAAACGGCTAATTGGCTCTATAGCATCCTTTGACATGTCTTTAGCGACTGTCGCAACCGATATGCCTAGCGCAGTAATTCCAGCTACAGCTATAGCCGCAGGGCTTGATAATGCACCTAAAATTGCAGCTAAAGCACCAACAGCTGGAGTTGCTGCGGCTGCTCCTGTCGTTACGACTGCCATAGCTGCCGAAAAAGTACCAAAAGCCCCTATAACTCCACCTATCATGCTAACTATTTTTCCACTAATTAATAGAACTGGTCCGAGTGCTGCTGCTAATCCTGCTATTTTAACTATAGTTTCTACCGTGCTAGGCTTCATTTCGTTTAATTTATTTGTAAGATTTTGAAACCAACTAACTGCTTGCGCTATGCTTGGTTTTAGTACATCGTATATTTTAAGTCCTAACTCCTCCACAGCCGACATTAACGCAGTTATAGAACCTTTATTATTATTTTGCATAGTCTTAGCCATTTTATCCAATGCGCCTGTGCTATTTCCAACCTTTTTTTCAAGTTCCGAATATTCCTCTCCAACTCCAGATAACAAAGCTTGCAAAGTAGATATTTGTGTTTTTCCACCTATCATTGACAAATACATTGTTCGTTGTTCTTCTGTCATGTCTTTTGTTTTTTCTTTAAGTTCCATCAAAACATTAGCCATGCCTTTGAACTTACCATTGCTATCAAAAGCACTTAATCCTAGTTCTTTCATAGCTACACCAGCTTGACCTGCTCCACTTGTCAGATTTATCATGATAGAGTTTAAAGAATTTCCTGCCTCGCTGCCTTTTAGTCCTCTATTTGCGAGTATTCCAAGTAGTGCGTTAGCTTCCGAAAGAGGTACGTTTAAATTTTTAAAAGTACCTCCAGACACAATCATAGCTTCCATAAGTGCGTCAATGTTAGTGTTTGAACTTGCAGCAGTTTTGGCAACTTGGTCTAAATATGTTGGCAATTCTTTTACACTAAGCCCGAGACTTGACATAGAGTCAGTTACTAAATCCGAGGTTCTTGCAAGGTCTAAATTTCCAGCTTCCGACAATCTCAAAACAGGCATCAAAGCTTCCATTGATGTTTTCGCATCCCAGCCGGCCAAAGCCATATACCCAAGCGCATCAGCCGCGTCTTTAGCTGTTTTGGATGTAGATGCTCCTGCTTCTCTAGCTGCTTTTTCAAGCTGAACCATTTCGTCAGCTGTTGCCCCGCTTAATCCTTGTACATTTGACATAGATGCTTCAAAATCCATTCCAAGCTTACTAGCCGCTGCTCCGACTGCTAAAACAGGAGCAGTAATACTCATAGCCATTTTTTTACCTACGTCTTGCATTTGTTTTCCAACCGAGCTAAATTTGTTACCTATTTCAGTCATTTTAGTTGCTAACTGATTCCATTTATTTTCTTGTTGATTTATTCTTTCTGTTGTGTCATCTAGTTCTGAACGCATTTCAGAAAGTCTCGACTCTGCATTATTAACTCGAATAGACCAATTATCAACCGCTGCCGAGTTAGACCTTATTTTTTCTTCATTTTTAGCATATTCTTGTTCTAAACTATCAAGTTCAGATTTTAGCCTTTTTGTTTCTTCTGCGTTTTCACCTAATGTCGCTTTGCTCTGTTCGTAAGCACTCTTAGCTTGATTAACTTTTTCTTTAAGTTCAACTTGCTTTTGTGCCGTGTTGCTTAAAGTTGTTTTACTTTCATTTAGTTTATTTTTATATGCTTCAACTACTTTAGTTTGCTGTTGTATAGTACTAGATAACATTTGTTGTTTAGATTTCAAACCATCAAGACTAGTTCCGAAATTTTTCACTCCAGCGCCAGAATTTTTAAACTCACTTCTTATTAACTTCATTTGTCTATTCAAGTTATTAATCCCTTGTTGAAACGAGCTGTTTTCCATTGCAACACGAACAACTAATTCGCCTACATCTTCCGCCATTTCCTCACCTCACTTGCAAAAAAATAAACCAAGATATTTTATCTTGGTTTATTTCAAAATTATTAAATTAATGTTCTTCCACAAAAAGGGCAAAAGTTAATAGGTTCAAAACTTTCACTATAGTAACCACACCAACATTCAGAATTTAAAAAATACTCATTACCTTCTTTTTCAATCCACATTTCTATATCACAATTACAAGTTATTAATTCCCCTCTGTCTGTTTTACCTCTTTTAAAAGCTCCTTCGCTTTCTTCGACTTCACAATACTTACACATACACTCACATCCTTATAACCAGCTTAATTGGTCTATATAGACATCATTTTCATTCGGATTATTCTTATCGCTTTTATTTTTCTTCATATACGCTAGTATATCTAAATAATAAAATATATCCATATTGTCTATATCGACCATGCTCCAATTCTTTTCAAATAAAAACATACTATATAAATCTTTTATAAAGTCCCGTGGAGATAGATACTTATTTTCTTTATTAGAATTATTTTCTGTACCTTCTCCATCACTTAGTTTTTTACTTTTTCTTCAAAGGTTCCAGATACTTTTGACAAATCTTCTAATGCTTTTGACATAAATTCGTCAGCAGGATAAAACCCATTTAGCAATTCTTCTTTTGTAAATTGTTCGCCATATATATCTATTGTAAAATCTAATAATTCTTGAAATAACCCTCTCATACTAAGCCCATCATTAATTTTATCAGATAATGCAAAGGCATTATCTAATTTTTTAAGTGCTATAGGTGGAGCTTTAAATATTTTTTCTTCTTCATTTATAGTTAATTTTATTTCCATTTTTTATTTTCTCCTTTTTATTTATTTAAATTTGCTTTTGCTGGTGCAGTTGGTTTTGCTCCTGTTTTTAAAAATTCTGTTGTGAAAAACTCTACATCTGTTGGGGCGTTTTCAACATCTGTATCTGCTGTTATTTTGTGTCTACCATCATTTATGCGCGGCATAAATTTAAGTTTAATCTTTTGAGATTGAAATTCGATTTTATCCTCTTTTGTTTTTGCTTCTTCTTCGAAAGGTTCACAGACACCTTTAGTTAGCCAAACCATTCTACTTCCGTTTTGGCTCTTTGGGGATTCAAAACCAAAAGCAAGGTTTGGAGGATTGAAATTTTTATCCTCTATCAACACACCATCTTTATATTGGTATCCAAGAATAAGCGCACGCTCTTCTAATGTCAAATCAGCAACTTCGATTTCAACTTCGATTGCTCCCATAGCCGAAGCAGTCTCTAAAAGCTGGTCGTCTCCATAATTTTCTGCTGAGTCAACTTTAGGTGATATTTTCACACTTTTAGCACCTGTTAATCTTGTTATTTTAGTATCGTATTCAAGTGTTTCCTCTGTATCTGTTAGTAGCTTTACAATTCTATAGTTTCTTAATCCTATAATAGCCATTTCTTAATCCTCCTCGTTTTTCGCAAAAAATAAGAATCTAAAAACAGTATGGTAACTATAATCAGATTCTTTTATTTCGTGTATACTTCTTTTTATAAAATTATTTTTTTTAAGCAGTCTTTCAATTTCTTTATTTATATAACTCATTTTATTCTTACTAAACAAATCTATTTGTATATAATGTTCTGTGCCTACCACTTCATCATTTGCATAAAAATTTTGTTCTAAATAACTAAAGAAAGTTATATATGTTTTTTCTTCTCCATTATACCTTTGAAATGAAACAGGTATTTTTAAAGGTTTTAATGTTTCTATTACTAAATTATTTATATTAATCATTATAACCCCAATCCTCTTTTTAATATTTCTTTCATTACATTTTTAGCTTCATCTTTTTTTGACTCGTACGCAGGTGCTAAAAACGGTTTAGGACTAACGCCTGGATGATTTATTACTCTACCTTTTTTCTTACCTTTTTTGATTGGTATTTGATGCGCGGATGCTCCAAATTCTAAAAACTTTCCATAAAAAATTTTTGAATTATCCTCTTTCGTAATACCAACTAAAACATACTTAGTACCACCTTTTTTCTTAACTCCACTTACTTTTAAACCATCTTTTAACTTTCCGCTTCTTTTGCTGACCCTTGGTAATGCATCTTGCAAAATAACATTACCGCCAGCTTTTACGGCTTCATTTAGCAGTTTATCGCCCGATTTACCCATACTCTCTATTTTAGATAAAATAGCGTCAAAACCTTCTGTTGTTATCTCTACACCCATTTAAACAACTTCCTCATATTTGAATTTTAATTCTTTACAATAATATTCATTTTCTATAAAATCACTAGAATTTAAAAAGATAAAATTTTCTTTTTTAAATATATCTTTTATACTAATATATTTGTTTATATTCTTTAAGCTCTTATACCAATATTCTATTTTTATTGAATATACAATACTTTTATTTTCATTATCAGAAAAATTTGCATCATATTCATTTTCTATAAAAAATATTATATATTCTTCATCATTTGAAAAATTGTCGTATTCTTGAAAGCCAATACCTAGATTTAATTTTTTAAGTATAGTAACTATTTTTGAGTGCATACTATCTCCTAACTTTTTTTTACTTAGATTCTGCTGTTATTTCAAGTATTTTATTTTCTTCTTCTAAATTTAAGATTTGAGTTATATTATAAAATTTATCTTTGTATTTAATAACAAAATTAGTTATAGCATTTTGTTTTATACTTAAATCTAATTCTTCAATATATCTAATTTTAAACTTTTTATTTGTAGAAGTTTTAATCGAATTATTTTCTATCAATTCTTTACTATTTAAATCTTCAACACAAGCCCAAATTTTTTTATAAAATTTCATTGCTACATCTTCAAGAACATTTTTTCTCTCTTTGATAAAAATAGAAATATGCTTATCTAGTACGTCAACTAATTCAGATAAATATAAATATATACTAGTTTTGTCATTACTAATATCAAGTTTTACTATACTGTAAAATTCATTATTTAACTTTATAACATCACTTGTTTTAATTAATCTCATATAAGGTACTTTTAACTTAATAGATACTTTTAACCCTGTATTATCAAATTTGAGTTTGTCTTGCTCTCTTATATATTCATTAGAATAAAAGAGTTTACCACTTACAATAAACTCTTTTTCATCTAACGCATTACCTTCTATATCATAACTTTCCTTGTATTCTCCAAACTCAACAATACCATCATTAAAATTATTAAATTTTATTTTTTTCATATCTATATTACCTCATTAGCTGCACTTTTAATTTGAAGTCTAAGAAGCTCTTTACTAAAATTTTCCTCGAAATATTCAATAGCATTGTTTCTTACATATCTGCAATAATTAAATAGCAATTCTCTATTAAAATTATCTTTAAAATCTAGTGCTATTCCTGCTATTTCATTTTCAAAGTAATCAATTCCTCTTACAACCATTTTTTCAATTTTCGCATCTTCTTCTATCCAAGTTACATTAAGATATTCTTTTACCTCTTCAACTATACTTTTAATGTTTTCATTTTCCATATATTTCACCTATTTTGTTCTAGCAGCTGACGTTTTTGTGTTTGAATTAATTTCTGTTGCTAAAGTTGTGTCTAAGTTTTCTATATCAAATACTAAAAAAGAAAAATTATCCTTTGGTGTTCCAGTTGCGTACTGCTTAGCAAGATAGACTCTTACATCTTCTAAGAACTTATATTCGTCTGAATACTCTATTTTACCAGCTGACCCAATTCCCATAAAATAATCTTTAGCAACCCCTACTATTAATTTATTTTGGGGAACAGCAACAGTCTGAATTATATTTCCTGGTATAGGCAGAACTCCATATACATAAGTGCCATTTGAAGTTAGCATAGTCGTTGCACCGAAGATTTTAGCCCAATAATCAACCGGGTTTACAAGCATTATAACGCTTGCGACTGTCCTTTTACCATCATTTGTAAGCGGTGCCATAATTTCAGTTCCTAATGTAGTTGGTTTAAAATCAGCTAATGGTTTTGCAGTTTTATCTGGATAAACACCTTCAACAACAGAGCCTTTTAAGTCCTTCATCATCCCAATAGGTTGGTCTTTTCCTGTTCCTGCTACTATTCCCATTTCAAGCCCCAATGATATAGATTCAGTCAAAACTACTCTTACATATCTGTCTAACCATTCAGCACCTAGGTCAAGCATAGATTTTGCAACTGGAAGATAAGAAGATAATTTATAAGCAACAGTATTAATTTTTGCAAATCCACCTTCTAACTCTTTTTTAATAGGGTCAGTTAATTGTCCCCACCAAGCCGCCTCCGTTCCTGTTTTTCTTATTACCCACTCCGTAACCCCTGTCGTATTTTCAAAAGTTATTGCACTAAGTAGGGGGTGGTTTTGTTCTAAGTCATCAAACACCCTATCAAATATAGTACGCGGCATAGTTACTTCTAAATCAGTAAATCCTCTTTTTTCTATCACTTGGCTATAATATGCTCTTTCCTCGCTTGTTAATTGTGGCATACCCCTCTTGTCAAGTATCGCCCTGTCAGCTGATTCTATATTAGCAATAGAACGTGCTTCTTTTAGTAAATTACTTTGTATATCTTCCGCCATTCTTAAAAATGATGTTGTTATTTTTTCTTCGTCATTACTCTTTATCGCTTCCATTAAATTCGTTCTTAGTTCAACATTAGTTGCCTCATCTAAATTTTTAATTGCCATTTTTTATTTTCCTCCTCGATTAAATGCATTAAAAAAAGCCGATACTAAGTCGACATTCCTTTTTTCTATATTATCTTTATTATCATTTTGTTTTACTTTTTCTTTTTGAGATTCTCTAAGTTCTTTTATAGATATATCACTTCTACAATTTATTTCAGTATCATTATAAGCAGGAATAGGGGTTGCTGTAATTTCAAATAGTTCAACTTCTGTTATATCTCTGTAATATGTCCAATCATCATCAAAGCGAGTTTTTGAATTTACAATATTAAAACCAAAAGAACACCCTTTAATTAGTCCAAGTCTTACATTTTCAAGCAAATCATTCCCGTCCGTCGTAGCTGGTATATCTAGTTCAAACCTTAACCCACGTTCATCTTCTTCTAAAATTAGATTTGAGTTAGTTCTACCTATAACTTTATTCCAGTCATGATTTATAAGCATAAACTTATCCCTAGTGTTATCTGCTAAAGTTTTTAAAAATGCACCTCTTGAAATCTTTTCGTAAAAAGTATCGCCCCATCTGTCTTGCAATTTAGTATAATCATCATTAAAAATAGCAGCATAACCACTTATCTTACGACTTTCTAAATTACTGTCCCTTATTTCCAGCGATACCGCTCTTTTCTCCATTTCCATTGTTAGCCCCTCCTTTCAAATCCGGATTTAAAATCGACTGATAGTTTTTAGTTACATAATGTTCATCAGCCCAAGACTCATTTATTTTTTCTCGACCAAGCATTTCTAAATTGTCATTTATAGAATTTACACCTATTCTAAACAGTAAGTCACTTGCTTTTGATATTTTTTCAAGTCCCATGTTAGCAATTTTTTGTGTATCTACTTTTACATAACTCTTTTCAAAAAATTTATCTCTACCATACATTTTTCTAGTTATTTCAGTTGTTATAAGTCGAGCGATTGGATTGACGGAAAAGTTTAAAAAATTATCTGTTATACCTTCAACGCCAGAAACATTACCTTTTATAAGCCCAGCAGGAATATGAAAAGCAGCGCATACAAAGTCCATAACATCATCAATAATCGCTCTTATATCTCTGCTATCTTTTATACTTGAAGCTTTTGTATTTTCTGTATATTTTAATCCATTCGAAAGCGGTAAAACAGCATTATCACTTTCAAAATAACGTTTAAACTTATTACTCATTAAATCATTAAGTCGTTCTTGTGCTTCTTTTGTCTGTGGGTAATTTGTGTCTATTTCAAGTACGCCCTTTTCGCTATTATTTTTTTTATAACCCTTCATGGCGCTACTTAATAAATCTTTATAATCATTATAAAGATAATCTATTACAGTTTTTATGCTTTCAACATTTAATTTAAAATATAAAACGTCTGACTCTCTAAAGCTTCTATCTAATTTATAGTTTCTAATTGTAATATTTTTGTATACATCTTCATAAAAAACATACTTATCTACATTAAAACTTTCTGCTACGAAAAGTTGTTCGTTTTCTTGTATAACTAGACATTCATTGTCATACACAAGTCTTGTAATTACTTCTTGCCAAAATTCTGTTGCGTTTTGATTTTGATTAGGTTCTATATTAAACAAGTAATAATTTTTTTCCTTAACAGACTTTGAATTTATAAACGTCTGAAATTCACTTAAAACTAAAGCATTTGCAATAATAGAAATACATGACCTTAATGCAAATTCTTTATAAAATATCGTAGCTTCTAGTTTTTTAAAATACTCTCCATCTGCTCCAGACATTTTATCTTTAAATAAAAAATTAGTTATAAAATTTTTAAAATTCAATTCACCACCTCATTATTTTTAATATGTATAACAATCATAAAACTTAATCGTTGATTCTTGCATCAGTTCACCATCTTTTGATAAAGCATGTAAAAATGCAAAAAAGCCATCCGTTTTCCTTTTGATTGGCTCTATCTTTAAAAAAGTTTTATTTCCTTTTTTGTCTGTATCTACATAAACATTATTAGTATACCAACGCATCATCATGTCGTCGCCCCATTTAATTGTTCTCTCTGCGAAGATTTGTTCTACAAGAGGGGCTATTTTCGCATGAGTTATTGAACCATTTCTAACCTCTTCGATTGGTAAACCTTTGTTAGCAAATTCTTCTTTTACATGTGCAGCTCTATATGAGTCACAGCAGATTTTTAATATATTATAATCCTCCGCTTTTTCAATGAACCAATCAGCAATATACTCTGCTTTTATCGTTTCATCATAAATTATTGTACAAAGACCTTTTTGCTTTGCTAATTCAATATCAAATTTAAAATTTGTTATTTCTAAAGACTTATAACATATAAAAGTATGATGCATGATATATCGTTTTTTATCTTTTTTAAATAACAATACCACGCTTGTAAAATCTCTTATACTAGAAAAATCTAATCCTCCAATGCACGAAAAGCCTTTTAGGTCTGGTAATTCTTCGTTTGTTGCAACTATGTCATCCCATTCAGCAACAACAGTCGCTAAATTTTGCGCTGGCAAATTAAATCTTTTAGTTAGTAATTCTATCATCATCTGCGGTCTATTTTTAGCTTTGTCAATGTCTTTTAAAATTTGTGTCCTTAAGTCTGAATTATACTTTATGCTCGGGTTTGCTTTTTCCAGTAAATCAATATTTTCCATTTCTTCTATACTATCAAGCTTAAAAATAAGTGGCAGCATTTTAGAGTTTTTAATTTCTTCATTTAAAATTTGTTTTGATTCCTCTTTGAAATCGTCTAATACCCCACCTCTTACATTTCCATCAGTTGTAATGTAAAAAACCCTAGGATTTTTTACTTTTCCAAGTGCAGAGGTAAAAACTTTTATATTATCATAATTTTCGTATGCATGAACCTCATCAAAAATGATGCAGCCGGGTCTTAATCCATCCTTTGACTTAGCATTATTTGTGCGGAACTTTAAATAGCTGTTAGTTTTTTTAAATGTTATTACTTCTTTAGTTCTGTTAAAAAACTTTTTGCATATAGCAGGATGTTCAGATAACATGTTATAAACATCATCAAAACTTGTTTTTGCTTGTTCTTCTGACATTGCAACAATATCAATACCATAATTTTTTACACCGTGTAAGTGTGTTTGCAAATAATTAGCTAATTGAGATATAAAACCATTTTTTCCATTTCCCCTGCCCATCATGATAAAAATTTCATCATATAAAAGTTCGTCGCCTTCAAAGCAGCCAACTACTAAAGCAACAACAAATTTTTCCCAAGCATACATTTTATAGAAATACTTTTCCATGTATTCGATAGCTTTTTCAACTTTTTCATGGTCGATATAGATATTAGGTTTTTTTAAATCTTTTTTTATTTTCTTAACTGCAAGTTCCATTTCTTTACATAGAACAATTTCGCCTTTATCAACTAAGTTGAAATATTCATCTATGTATTTATTGTACTTATAATTCAATATCATCATCACCCAAAACTTTTGGTGTCGCTTTTATACCTAGTTTATCAAGTAAACTTAACATTTGAGCGTTATACTTAATAAGCTCTGATACACTATCGTTTTTTTTATAGCCCCATTGATTTTGACCATTTTTATATTTGACTTGAACACCTCTAGTTTTTACATCTTCTATTAATTCATTTTTTATATCCCACATTTTTAAATAATCTTCAACTAAGTCTTTGAAGTATTCTTCTGTCATGTTATTCTCTTTTATTTGTCTTAATAAATCTTTTCTTATAGAGTTTTTTAAATTATTTCCCGACTCTTGCAACCCATTTTTCACGCAACCCTTTTTTGGGGTGCAGTTGCGAGTCCAACCCCCTCTTTTTCTCCAACTTTTCAAAGTGTTTTCGGGTATGTTATACTTGGCTGACATTTCTTTGTAAGTCATGCCTAAAACGTAGTCATTCTGTACGTCTCGCCTAATTTCTAATTCCTCATTATCATCCATTTTCACCACCTCATTTTTATGTTTTTTTCTGCACCCGCAACCATAATTTTGGTTGCAAGACCCCCACCCCCCACACCTTTTGTTAAATTGACGTCTCCTTGCGGAGCCATGTACCTACCTCGGTTCACAAAATTTTGCCTTGAAAGCCAGTTTTTTCAATAGGGGGGCTATCTACCATCGCTCTTCACTGAAAAATTTTTTCTTTTTTTCTTGATTAATTTTTAGTATTTTTTCGTGAATTTCGTTGTGACAAAGGTTGCACAAGCTTGTTAGGTTATTAAGCTTCAAAGCTTCACCTGGATACTCTTTTACCTCTTTGATATGATGTACACATTCCGCCTTAGATACTTTCTTTTTTTCTTTACAAATCTGACATTCATTATTATCTCTTTCAAGTGCTTTTTTTCTTAATTTACGCCAGTCTGTACTTCTATAGAATATATCAAGTCTATCAATTAAAATTAATTCTTTTAATCTATCTAGTGTCATGTGCTTATAACTCATTAATATACAGCTCTCCTAGACCGTCGCTATACTCTTTCATGTCTTGCAATAGCTTGACTTCATCATCTTTAAGCTTCTTATATTCTTCTCTCTTATGTTTAATATAATCATCCTCACATGATACAACAAACTTCTCAAAGCATCTGCGACACATGAAGTATGTAACAGTAGTATTATCAATAACTTTAGTCTTTAAATCTCTATTATTTACATTAACTTTCTTTCCGCAATTATTACATTTAAACTTACCATACTTATTCATAGTGATACTCCTTTAATTTCCTAGTTGAGTTTAACATAAGATATATTCTGTTAAACTCATTTAAGTATTATCAAACAGCCTTACACTTTAGTATTAACAATACATTCAAGACTTTATTATTAGACTATATTTTATCCAGTTTAACGTGACCTTTTTATGTTAAACTCTTAAGCTAAAAGTATTTAATATTCCTATATGCTTTGTTTAAATCATCCTGTTCAATTCCAATATACCGCAAGGTTATCGTAGCTGAACTATGATTAAAAAGCTTCTGCAATGTTACAACATCATGTGTTCTTTTATAGTAATGATAACCAAAAGTTTTACGCATTGTATGTGTGCCTAGATTATCTATACCAAACATTTCGCCTACTTCTCGTATTATCTTATAAGCCATGACTCTGCTTATAGCTTTATTGGTCTGCTCTCTACTCTTAATTAAAAATTCATTTTGATTTTTATCTTTTGTATATTCTTTTAGTATTCTTCTCAAAATAGGATTAACCTCGATAGGCTTAGTCTTACCCGTCTTACTTTCTTTAAGAGTTATAAACCGTTTGTCATGAACATCTTTTATTCTAAGCTTTAATATGTCCCCTACTCTAAGTCCTGTATATATGCCCATACTGAAGAGTACATTGTTTCTCATGTTAGTTTCTTCTAAATAAGCGCATATGCTTTCTAGCTTCTCTAAATTTCTGATAGGTTCTACAAAATTCATTTACTCACCCCCTTCCTTTTTTAGCAATAAAAAAGCCTAAACTTTCGAGCTTCAAGTTTAGACTTTAGGTTTCGGGGGATATTCAGTTGTCAATGTACACTTTTTTCTATGATACAATTCTAACATGCTTTCTTTAGAAACGAAGTATAAAAATAGTCTTTTTTCTGTAAAAATAATGTTTATTCTAAAGCTTCATCACCATATATCATTAAAGCTATTTTATTAATAGCAATAGCTTTTTTGTTATAAAGACTAGTTCTATCATAATTTAATTCCATCGCCATTTTTGTAATAGGCATTTTCCCATTCCAGCTATAAAAGTATACTAGTTCTATAATTTTTTGTTCTATCTCTGATAGCTCTTTTAAATAAATATTATAAAACTCTAGCTTTCGCTCTATAATTTCAATTTCAGTTTCTTTGTTGTAGATAGCATCCTCTATTGTTACAACCATGTCATCTATACCTTTTACACTTTTTTGTACTTTAAACCCTAATTCTTCATAATTAATTTCTCTATAGTTTTCTTTGTGTTTAAGAATTGCTATTTCTTTTTTTAATACTCTTAACTTTCTATATTTATCTCCTAACATTTTTAATGCATTTTCCACTTTGTCAAAATACTCTTTTTTTATTTTCATTTTTACACCTCTTGTACTTTTTGTTATAAATACCTAACTAATCCTTAAATTAAGGTTTGGGGACTAGTTAGATACTTTTTAGCATTTCCAACCCTTATGTATTATTCAAAATGTTCTGGATTTTTATTTTGTTTTTTTGTTATAAAACTTCATTTTTTTAAGTTTAAACAAAATCTATTTATATAAATACTTTTATGAATAATGCTTTAATAATTAATGTAAATCCAAATTATTTATCTTTTACACTTTAATTTATATTTTTGCCGTTTTTGAATGTTAATTACAAAATCAATTCTTCAAAAACTGTTCTTTTTATAATATCAACACTTTCATATTCTTCTATTATTTCATTTTTAAAAACTTTAGCATCTGTTAAAGCACTAAAACTTTTTTTACACACTTCGAATGTTTCGCAATTATAATAAAAAACAATATATTCAACTTTTCCCATGTTACTTTAATTTCTCCAGTTTCCATTTTCTTTTTCTTAACTTTTTGTTATGTAACTTCAATCCCTCTGATAGCTCTTTATCAATTTTCAAAACTTTAAATAGTGTAAAAATTGCTTGAATAACATCTAAACCTTCCTCCATTATTTTCTTATTATCTTTTAGATGAACAGCTTCTTTAAGTTCTAAAACTTCTTCAAGTACTTTTTCAAATTGTTCTTTTGCTGTCCAATTTGGTATATTTGCAATCATTTTAAAATTCATCTTTTATTTTCTCCTTTTTTTATATTTCTTCTAAAATTGTTTCATGGATTATTTTTATTTCTTCAAAACATTGAACTATTCTATCTTTTATAACGTCTTTCATATATCCATCATGTTTGAAATTAATATATTTTTCATCGCCATTTTTCTTAATAATTAAAATTTTAACTTCTTCCGCTTCATTCTCAATTTCATTTATAGCATTTTCTAAGTCTTTTATACTTTCTTCTGTAACAACTTTTTCCGCTTCTTCTAAATCCATAAAACTCCACCAAAAATTATTTTCCATTCTTTTTTCCTCCTTTTTTTATTCTCTTACAACTTTCAACTGTTAAGTCGCTATCTCCGCTGTCACCTTCTATAAAATTTAATTGTTTGCCACCAATTTTTTCTATATACTCAGATATTTCACTTTTGTTTTGGCATTCATTTTCTATATATTTATATATATCAAAAGCGCATATTTGTTCTGGAACTTCAACAATAACTTTATGTTTTAAAAATATCATTTCTCCAATTTCAATTCTATACTCTTTCATTTTTTTGCCCCTTCTGTTTCTAAATTTTTTTCTCTTTTTTTCTTACATTTCTTAGAACAATATGCAATTTTACCATCCATATAAGAATAAATTGTTGTTCCACACCATCCGCAAATTTTAGCTGTTTTTTTATTTGTATTAGACATTGTTATCCCTCCCACTTTAAAATGGTATATCTGGGTCATCTATAGCTTGAAATCCTTGTTGCTCTAAACCTTTCGGTTCAAACATATATTCTTTTTCAGTATCATCTTTTTTATAGTCTAAAAACTTAATCTTATTAGCATGAACTTTTGTATAAGTTCTTTTCTCCCCGTCTTTTTCATAACTATTAACTCTTATAGACCCTTCAACCGCTACTAACCTACCTTTACCTAAATTATTAGCACATACTTCTGCTAACTTCCCCATCACCTCAATAGGTATAAAATCAGTTTCTTTAGTTCCATCTTTTTTGATATAATCTCTATCTATTGCTATTGTAAAAGTAGATACAGCTGTTCCAGAACTTGGTATATATTTCAATTCAGGGTCTTTTGTTAATCTTCCAATTAAAATAACACTATTCATTTCCAGCACCTTCCTTATATTTCGTCTTCTCTTTCATCTACAAGAACATTAAAACCGCATTTGCATTCCCTGTAATAAGTATGTTCATCAACAATTAACTTTCCTTCATTTTTTCCAAGTTTATCGCTCCCGCATTTGGGGCAAATACAATACATTGATGATAATTTAAAAACATTTATCATTTTCATATTTATATACATCCCTTCTATCTAACAAAAGTTTAAGTCCTTTTCAAGTTATATTTCTTCAATTCCAAAACGGCGCTTCTTCTCCATTTCGTTCATTATTTAAAACTTCAACTATCTTATAATTTTGTAAACTATCTTTTCTTTCAAGTGACTTTATCCAGTCATAAAATTTACCTCTATATTCTTTTTTGTAAACATGATTCGGAAGGTCGTTCCAATTATCTAGTAAACTATCAAATTTTTCTAATGCTTGTGTAACACTAATCTTATTCATTTTCTCCCTCCATTGATTTTAATTGTTCTTCAATTAATTTATCTACGCAGCCTAAACAGAAATACAACGTAAAACTTAAATTTAAAGTTTCTTCTTCATACTTCACATAATTATTTTCTTCTACATTTATTGTTCTTTCGCATCTAGCGCATGTTACGAACTTATCCATTATTAAACCTCTCCTATTTCTACAAGGAAATTATTTGTTTTATTTTTTCAATTTTCTTAGATATAGAATTAATATTTTTATGCTTAATTCTGATGCTTTTAGTTCTGTTATAAATCGCAATAGCTTTTCTTATATCTTTGTTTAAAATGCAATCTATGAATAAATTATAAGCTTCTAATTCTACAGCTTGTTCTATCAAAATATTTTCAATATCTATTATGCATTCTTCTGATTCTAACGCATCCCTCGCAAAATATTCTAAGCTCTCTTCTAATTCTTTTATGTGTTTTTCACGTTCTTTTAAACATTCTTCTTTTTGTTTATTTTCTTCTTCTAACTCTTTAACTAGTTGTTTCTTAACTAATGTATAACTACCTATATTCAAAATATTTTCCCTCCTGCTCTTCTATTTTTTTAACTTCATTACAAGCAATAGAAAACAATTCTCCTTTACTTAGATTTTTATATTTTTCTTGTAGTTTCTTTTGTTTCTGTCCAATTAAATCAACTTTTTCTAATATACTCATTTCTGTAATTCTCTTTTGCATTTGCTTTGCTCCTTCTCGTTCTGTTACAGTAAAATTTATTATTGTCTCGTTTCTCCTGTGCTATACTAAAGCAAAAGGAGGTGATACTATGGTTACTAACCAAGATTGTATAAGAGATATTTTATTACTTATTGAATCTAATACAACTCCCATTTCGCCTGTATTACAATTTGATACTATACTAGATAATCTCACATACGATAAGTCAACTATTGTTCATCACATAAATTTAATTTATCAAAATAATCTCGTTGACGATGTTAATTACGGTGATGATACTGTTTTAGAGGTCATGCAGTTGTCTTTAAAAGGTTATCAATATTTAGATAAAATACGAGATAACACTAAATGGAATAAAATAAAAAGTTCCACTTCAAGTTTTTTAAATATGTCCCTACCTATCGCAATAGAGTACATATTAGGTAAATTTTAATTTAAGTATAAGGTTTAGATTATAGACATTTCTAAGCCTTATTCTAATATTTTTCTAATACGTTTTGCTTCTTCCAATAACTCACTGATAGTGTGTGTTTTTATAAAACCTTTTGAAAATTGATGCTGACCTTTTCCAATTTTTTTAATTAACACACCTTTTCCATCATCTTCTTTTTCTATTGCTCTTAAAAATGATTTGTAAAATGCATGTTCCTTGTCAAATTCTTTTAAAACATATTCTTTGGTAAAATCACTATAACCATGTTTTTTTAATACTTTTATTTTTTCTTCATAACTTAAAACATTATTTTTTATCATTTTTTCACTCTCCTTTTTCACATGTAAAGATACTAATTTAAATATTTATTTCTTCATTTTCTTAAACTGCTTTCTTCTTATAATACTCCACGAATTACTATCCAAACATTTCTCACAAATTTCAATATTTTTTATTTCTTTTGCTGAACTCAAATAATCTCGTGTTAAAAAAGGCATTTTAAATACATCTTCTTGATTTTCTATTTTTTTAGAACAAATAAAACAAGAGCATTCTGACTCATTAGTTTCTTTATCTTTTGAAACATTGTCATAATTACAAGTTATTGTATCCGTTTTTGCTGAACTAATTTCTTCGCAACTTGCAACAGTTTCAGAATTTTCTTTATCTCCATAAAAATCCTTATAAATTTCTTCTATATCTGAATCTTTTAACCCTAGATAAGTTTTATTTCTATCACTGTGCTTATGCTTTTTTATTATATCTAAAGCATTTATTTTATATAATAGAGCATCATTCCAAGGCTTTTTAAATTTGTTTTCATTTGCTTTTATTAGCTCTTTGTTACTTAACTCGTTTACAGTTTCATTGCAAGAAACAACATTGTTGCCTTCCGCTTTTATAACTGTAAAAAGTTCAAACAATTCTCTTAACTCTCTTACGCTATTAATTTCCATTTTTTTACCCCACCTTTTTTAATTTTATTTAAATTTAGCACTTTGACTTTTCTTTATAATTGCATCAAGTTCATCTTCTGAATATTTATCAAATGTTTGATTGAAATTAGCAAATTTATTATTATTTGTCTTTGTTTTTCCTTTGACGCTCTCATTGCCTTTTAGAGACTTTTTAGGTGTCTCGTTTAAGTAAGACTCGAATTTGTTTCCAAACAACGTCTCAGGGCGTAAATAAGCGTTCATTTTATCATCATCTAGCCAATTTAACACTTTGTTATCTATGACCTTGTAAAATTCTTCTTCTGTAAAGCCTTCTTTGAGTCTTGCATCAATCAAAGATATAGTTTTCTTTGTTGTACTCTTAAAAGATTTATCTGCTGTTTTATTTAAGTAATCAACGATTCTTTTATATATCTCTTTGTCTTTTGTCTTTTCTTCTTTTTGCTCTGCAGAACTATATATATTATTAGTTAAATTAGTCTTGTTAATATTAGTCTTGTTACTCAGCACCTCATTCCTAACATGTACAGCACCACATGCCGTAGGGTTAAGCACCTCATTCCTAACGTTAGGCATTGTGTGCTGCACCTCTTGTTTAGCTGATAATAATATATATAGATTGCTTTCTTTTTCATTACTACCTTTTCGCTTGCGGTTTTTTCTTATAAGTAACCCTTTTTCTTCTAAACTTTTCAAAACATTTGATACTTGCCTTTCGCTGCATCCGGCTTTTTTAGATATTGTCTTATAGCTTGGAAAACAACAACTTTCTTCATCGCTATATCTAATTAAAACTATATAAATCATCTTTTCGTATATGCTTAAATCTTCTCTATCAACTAAACTATTTTCTGCCCAAAACCAATCTCTTTTCCTTGAATCTTTTAAAAGTTCCAATCCCTCACCCCCCTTCCACTTATAAATTATTTATTAAGATAGTAATTTAAGTTCATAGTCATTGAATATCAAATCTTCTTTAGTTAATACTTTGCATGTCATTTCTTTTATTTCTTCGTCATAATACGTTAATACTATTTCGTCTTTATCTATATATGTAACAATACATTTTCTATCATGATTAAATTTCACATCATGCAATCTAATAATTTCGCCTATTTTTATATTTTTACTTTTTAGTAATTTCAATCTATCCACCTCTTAATTTCGAATATTCTGATTCTTTCATATATATTTTTTACTTTTTTCTTCTTCAATTTCAAAAAGATATTCGGTACTTAAATCAGGGAAGAATATTGTTTGTATTTTTTTTGCCTCAATATATTTTAGTCTATTAATACTATTTAACTTGGCGCAAATTGTACTTACATTTAAATTTAACGCTTTTGCTATTTTTTCATTTGTTATATTTTTTCTCGCCATTTCTGCTTTTAAATTTCTAAACATTTTAATGCTCCTTTCTGAATTTATTCACGAAATTGCGTGTCTTATATTTCATATAATACACTCAATTTCGTGAATAGTCAATATGTTTTTGTATTTTATTTTTGCAATTTCGTAAATTTTTCTTGAATTTTTACGATTTTACCATTATATTAAAAACAAGGTGGTGATTAAATGAATATAGAAGAACGTTTAAAACAATTAATACTTAGCAAATATAAAAGCATAAGAGCTTTTACAAAAGAAGTTAATATTCCTTATTCTACAGTTGATACTATGCTTAAGCGCGGAATAAGTGGTACTAGTATAACAACAGTATTAAAAATTTGTAACGCTTTAAATATTGACGCTGATGCTCTTATTGACAACGAACTAAAAGAAAAAGAACTATCTTCAAAGATACAAACAAATCAGTTCGAACAAAAAATTTTAAAAATGTATAATGCTCTCGATGAACATGGAAAAGATATTGTATTTACTATATTAGAAAAAGAATATGTTAGAATTAATAAGCTCTAGTACTAGAGCTTATATTTTGTTCTACACTCTAATATTAACACGGAAAACCATTCCAAAAATATTCGTACGACGAATATTCCGACTTTAATTTACAAAATTTACCAATTAATTTGTCTATTTTCTAAATTGTAAAAAATTTCTATTGATTTTAATATTTTTTAATACTATAGTTTAATTTCGACATGGAGTCTTTATTAAAATATCATAGAAAAAAGAAAAAACTCACTCAACGTCGATTAAGTGAATTGACAGGAATAAGTCAAAGTTACATTTCAAGGATGGAAAACAAAAAATTTAAACACAGCCCAACCTTAACTCAAATAATTTTATTAGCTGATATATTAGAAATTGACCAATTGATTTTATCTGAATTTTTTTTGGAAAAAGAAAGGGAGCATTTAAAAAATACTAAAAAATATAATAAAAAAGCAGTTAAAACACTTAGCAGGGATTTTTTAAAAGAATATAAAAATAAGGACTAGGTAATTATTTATACCTAGCCCCTTTTTTTACTGCTCTACTTTAATTTCTCCTAGCTCAATCCAGTTATCTTTATATAATTCCGGAAATTTCTTTTCTACATCTGATTTTGATGCTCCTTGATTTGCGTACTCCATTGCTTCAAAAAGTCTTGAATAATCTTTCAGGTTATATTTTAAAACTATTTCTTTTACATTCATATTCTTTTCAACTAATATTTTAACTTGTGCATCAAATTTGTAGTTAGCTGGTACTTGTTGATTGTCTAATTTATCAGTTACTTTTATGTCTTTAAATTCGTAACCATCTGTACCGACTGCGTTCCATCCTGTTTGAAATAATTTAACTGCTTTATCTGTTTTATTTTCTACTTCTACATTTACAACTTCGTACACATAATCAGCTGCCTTTTTCTTTTCGATTCCATCACTAAAATATTCTCCATTTTCGTTAAAACTTCCGTCTTCGTTTATATCTCCTTTTATATCTTCTTTTGTAACATCTTTTACAGTTATTTTAATTCCATCAACCTCATTTTCATTTGCTTTCTTTTCTTTTTTAGTTGTGTTTCCAGTATCTTTGTTATTAGTTGATGAACAAGCAACCAACCCTACACTTAATAAACATACTGTAATTAATAATAATACTTTTTTCATCCTCGATTCCTCCATGTTTTTATGTTTTGTTATATATTTCAACATCAAAACTTATATTCCTTTAATTTTCTATTCTAGTAGTATGAAAATAATTTAAAAGAATAATACCTATTTATTTCCATTCTAAGCATTTTTTTATGCTATTTAACATAAATTATTTATAACAAACAGAAAAATCGTTTCTGGTGTCTTGTATCGCTTCTAAATGATATTCTAGTTTCTTAATCAAATAATCATTTTCTTTTTATCCAAAGATACATTCTAATAGTTTCTTTACTTTTGAAAAATGCTAATAATATTTTAAATAGCGACCACCACTTTTTGAGACAAGTTAGATTTCTAATTAAGTTAAGTACTTTAATAAATAAATACAAAAGATACATATTTTGTTCTCTATAATACAAGTTCTCTATAATAATATATTCTCTATATATTTACTGCACCACTTTTTGCACTACCAAAGCACCACTTTTTGCACTACCAAAGCACCACTTTTTGCACTACCAAAGCACCACTTTTTGCACGTAGTAAGAAATCTAATTAATTTTTAAAAACTTATTAACATGTTATCAACATAAAAATAATGGTTATCAACATAAAAATCAAAGTTATAAACAGCATTGTTATATTTAGACATAAAAATAGACCTTTTTTAAAGAAGGTCTATTTTTTACGTGCATTTTTCCATTCTGAAAAACTACATAGTCTATATAATTTTTGTATCCTAGGAACTTTTTTATTCTTTTCTTCGTCCCACTCAAATTTATTTTCTTTTTTTACTTCGATATATTTGCTTACTTCAAATACTGTTATAATTTTTCTTATTTTACTTCTGTTATTTTTGCTATCACCACATAACCCGATTTTTTCACAAATAAATTTTTCAGTCATACATTTAAAACTATTTTCAGTTGTCATGTAACATAAAAGGCAATAAACTTTTATTGCATTAGTATTAAATGCAGAAATTAATTCTTGTAGCATATCATGATGAATTGTAACAAATTTATGAACGTTATCGTTGTATCCTGTACTTGTACCATAGTTTAATCTATAAATTATTCCGTTGCGGCTGTTTTCTATTTCAAGTACTTTACAATCTAAACTATTGAGCTTTTTTATATTTCTCTCTAAAGTAGTACGAGCAACCCCTATTTGTTTAGCTAATTCTTCCATTTTAAATTTATTTTGATACAAATATCTATTTTTTTCTATATGCATAATTCTCATGCTCCCTTTACTTATAAGCATTAAAGCGCCAAACTCTTTAGCACAATAATTTTTTTCATTTAAACAATACGTAGGCATTGGTAATTTATAATTTTTTTCTAATTCTTTTGCTTCTTCTAAAGACATTTTATTTCCCCCTTTTGACGGGGCTTGAAGCACTTTTAACTAATTAAGTTAAAAATTTCAAATTATTTTTAACCTTAAAACATTGATTTATAAGTTGTTTTAATCTATAATATAACTTATAAATTAGTTAAAAAAGGATATAATTATATCCTATAAGAGCTTCAAGCTCCGTTGGTAAGGAATAAGTCGAGTCGCCAAACAAACGCTTATTCCTTTTATTTGTTTTTGTAATCTGTAATAAGTTAATATTAATTATAGCATAAATATAAAATAAAAAAATATATTGATTTTGAAAATAAATTATATTTTAAAAGACTTAGTACACTTACTAAGTCTTTTTTTATGTAAATATATGTTATAATAATTTTAGCGAGGAAAAAAGTGATTGAAAAAGCGTAAGAGTGGCTATTTCCATATTTAAACGCCAAATTCCATAACGGAAGGAGGTGGAACAATATGGTGATAAATTTTTTATTGAGTATACTAGCTGGTGTTATATCAGCTTCCATATATGATAAAATAAAAAACCACTCAAACGCCAATAAGAGTGGTTCAAGAAAATAAGTTATTTTTCAAAACATTGGAAATAGCTACTCTTGTGTAAAGTAAATCATTATTTCCTTGCTTTTATTATATCACATTTTTTAAAAAAGATACAATTTTACATCACTTCATATATGTTAATTAGTTTAAAAATACAAAACCACTCTGCGCAAAAGAGTGGTTGGGAATTTGATTTAAAAATCAAATTCAAAAAGTCTAGATAATTTTTTACTTTAGACGAAAACTCTACTCTTATGACTGAAATACAGTTCTCTTGCTTTTATTATATCACATTTTCTTTAAAAGATACGAATTTATATCATTTCTAATATACTAAAATCTTTACTTTTTACCAAAATTTGTTTAAAAATAGGAGAAAACTATTGCTTTTGACGCCCCGTCATGATATAATATATTTATAGAGAAGGAGGTGAGAAAGCAAAAAAAAATAAAAGAAAGGAGGAACGGGAATGGGGAGATTAGAAAGAAGTAAAAAGAAAAGAGAAAACAAATTTAACATAGTTAAAAAAGTTTTCTCTTTCATCCTATTATTACTTAACATAATCCTCGCAGTTCTAAGAATTTTAAAAGAACTGTAAGGATAAGCCTAGAGGGAATAGCCCTTCTCTCTAGGTGACTTCTTTCTAATATTATAACACATTTCTAAAAAACATGAGTGATAAATTTTATAAGATTTGCATTGTTTTAGTTTTGATAACTATAGTCTTAAATATAGTATCTATAGTATTAAACTCTAGTACAAGCAACATGCTCGGTTTAGTTTTTAGTGTTGTATTATTGCTTTTCTTTGTAATACAGCAAAAAAGGAGCTAATGAATGGAAAAAGAAAAAAGAGATTTAAAGTTTAACTTTCACAAAGGTGGGAGTGGGTCGTTTACTCCTAGAATGAGTGTTCCTAAAAAATGGGCTGATGAAATGGGCATAACAAGAGAAAACCCTAATGTTACGGCAACATTCGAGGGCGACAGGATAATAATTGAAAAGGCTAAGAATGAATGACTTTTTCTATAAAAGAAGGTTGCTTTTTTTCTTAGCCTTCTTTTTTTTAAATTTTACTATAATATAAAAATAATACTGTAATATTATAAAAATGTTATTTTAGTATTGTATATACAATATTTTAGTATTTTTAATATAATATATTGGTATTGTAAAAGCAATATGTAAATATTGTATTTATATTATTTGAATATTGTAATTAACAATATTAATATATTGTTGCAATATTATAAAAACAATACTACAATATTGTTATAATATTATAAATATAATAATGAGGTGGAGAAAATGGCTAATACAAAGCTACTTACGTACTTTAACATAAAAGGAGGTATCTATAAGACAACAACGTCTATAATGACAGCGTATGAACTTGCGAAAGATAAAGATAAAAAAATACTCTTATGGGACTTAGATGTACAAGCAAATCTAACACAATATGTTTATGAAATAAATCATAATGATAATACTACATTAGATATTTTAAAAGGGATTAGTGCTAATGATGCAATAGTCAAGTCACCTAATGAAAATTACATTAATGTAGACTTAATTCCTTCTGACATACAAATGGCTAGATTTGAACAAGAGCTATCACCTTTACCAGCCAGAGAAAAATTTTTAGCTCGCTGGTACATGCAAAACTTTAATACTTTGAGTGAGTATGATTATATTATCTGTGATTTATCTCCACGCTACGATTTGACAGCTAAAAATGTGCTTTTCTTAGCAGATAGTATAATTATTCCAATTCAAGATAAAAACATTTCTTCTTTAAGAGGAGCAGAATTATTTAAACAACTCTGGGATGTTGATAGAACCTATTTTGATAAGGAGGATAATATAAAAAGTACTATTTTAGTTGGATTTGAGAAGAAGAAAACTCAAATTAGCGATACTTTCGATTCTTATCTGGAAGGGTTTAACGATATGAGGGATATTATGTTAGATACATACATTAGAAAAAATGAGTTTATAGAGAAGGCACTATTAAAAAAACTATCTCTAACAGATTATACAAAAATAACTAAAGAGCATTTCAGCAGACAGGAATTTACTAATATGTTAGAAGAATTGAAAAGAAAAGGAGTGTTATAGATGCCAAGTTTCAACAGAGACCTTTTAGTTGATAAAGAAAAACCGATTTTGAAAAATGGAACAATCGTACAAAATGATTCTACAACTACAGACAATAAGACATTAAACATATATAATCTAGTTAATAAGAAAAGTAAAAAAGTGACTATGAGTGCAACGCTTGATGAGGAGCTTGTAAACAAATTAAAATCTTTTTCTATTGATATGAACAGCGACGTTAGTAAATTATTAAGTGATATACTAACTCAAATTTTATCTGATGTCACTATAAAAGAAGAGAATTTAAATATATACAATGAGAGAAATAGAAGAAATAAGACTAAGAAAAAGTAAATAATATTATATTTATATTGTTTAGATATTACTTAAATATTGTATATATAATATTTAAGTAATATTTTAATATTATTATTACAATATATCGATATTGTTTAAATAATATGTTTTAACTATAATCTAAAAAAGGGGTTGGAAAAGATGAATGTTTATCTGCAAATTGGAAAAGATTTATCAGAAAAAATGACTAAATCTGAATTAAATAAGTTTTCACAAGAAGTTGTAAATTTTTTGCGATATGCTGGAGTTGATAAGGATATGAAAATTAAACTATTCCAAACAATCATAGAAGCGGTGGCAAGGAAAAAAATAACATTACCAAATGACAGCAAATTTACGGAAGGAATATTGCAAAGTAGCGAATTTGAAATGACGGAAAATGTAGGGTTTATACTTGAAGGATTAAGTTATCGTAATAACTAAACATTAAAAAAACAGTGTATTTATTGAATACACTGTTTTTATTTCCGTATAGTTAATCTAAAATTGGATATTATATCATATAGATATAGATTAAATTGATATTTAAATCCCTTGTAGTTAATATAAAATAATGTGATATTATATTATTTCTCTATAAATTAAATTGACATTTAAATCCCTCGTAGTTAATATAAAAATTCTTATTACAATATCATTTCTAAATAAATTAAAAAATATTTTAAATCCCTCGTAGTTAATCTTAAAAGCGATACTATATACATTAATAATAATACTCTTCTACTTAATTTTCAACTATATTTTGCAATTCTTGTTTACAACTTTCAATGCCTTTTTGTAATTCTTCTAAAAAAACTGATGTGCTATCGTCTATATTTCTTTCAGCAATTTCTTCGAAATTTTCTTTATTGAATTTTTTATAACTATCCCAATCCAAATTTTCCCACTCATTTTCACACCAATTTTCAAATTCTTCATAATCGTTTACGTAACAAATTTCTCCAAGCATATCGTTTAAATGAGTTGGTGTTTGATTTAATGTGAAAATATTAATTTCTTTGTTATCATCTAAAAGTTTAGCCCAAGTTTGAACTGCTATCGCTTCAACTTTTCCTTGTATATCGATATAAATTTTTATATTATTAGTCTCTTTGATTAAACAACTTTCTTTAAAAGCTTTTATAGCTTCTTCCTCTATTTTATCTATATTCATATCTATAACTCTTAAAAATCTTCTAGCTTTTTGTTTATTCATTTTTTATATCCTCCTCTTGATTATCTCTTTCTTTAATTATATTATAAACGTTTGCGTTTATTAAGTCAATGGTTTTTTAAACTTTTCCGTTTATTTCTTTTAAGAATTTTTCTTTGGCTTTTTTGTATGCTTCTTCTGCTTCTCTTATGTTGTCATAGTATCCTAAATTATAATGTGTTTTCTTAAATTCTATCTGTGCGCAGTATTTTCTTTTTTCTTTATTCCAAGAAACTCCTCTAATTTTAGTTTTTGAATTAGGATATGCTTCTGTCTTTTTTATAATAGATAGATTTGTATCATCAATAATGTTTTTTTCTTTATGTACTTTTAATGCTATCTTTGCATTTTTTATATTAGATTCCTTTTTCAAACATCCACATGATTTAGTTCTGCCAGTAGTTAAATTGTTTTCTGTTGTCTTAATCTCATTTCCACAAGAGCACTTACAAATCCAAATATAGTGACCACTTTTAGCTTTTTTATTAGTGTTTTTTAGTGCTGTTAATCTTCCAAACTTTTTATTTGTCAAATCATTTTGCTTAAACTGTGTTTCTTTTTGCAAACATCCACACCCTTTAATTCTTTTTAAACTATCTGCTCTTATCCACTTTTCATTGCCACAATTTTTACATTTACATAGACAGTATTTCCTACTGTTTTTTTGTTCTATGTCTAGTATTGTAAGGTTTTCGAATTTATCTCCAATTTTCAAGCCTATCACATCCTGAACTAATAATATTATTCTACTATTGTAAAAATAAATACAGTGAATTTGATTAAACTCACTGTATTTATTTTTATTACTTTTCTTCATTATAACAATTAATCATATCATTTACATTGTCATATACAATAGAATCTACATCTTCTAAATTGTATTCTTTTCTTCTGTATTCTTCTATAATATCCTCAATGTAAATTATTTCTTCATAAGTATCATTATATACATTTTCATCTATTCCTTGACCCTTGTAAGAAATAAAAAATTCTATTTCATTATTTTTAATGTAAAACCCACATTTATTTATTTCCCAGTTAAAATTGTTATTAACCGCTTCTCTAACGTACTTTTTAATTTCTTTCTTAGTTATTTTTTTCATTTTTAAATCCCCCTTTGTTTATCTTTCTTTAATCATATTATAAACGCTTACGTTTATTAAGTCAATAGTTTTTTAAACATAAACGTTTATTTTTTTCTTGTCTTTTTAAACTTTTGCGATTATAATATAAATAAAAGGAGTTGTTAAAATGAAAGATGTATTTGAGGAACTAATCTCTATAAAAGATGCTTGTGAACTTTATAAAAAAGGTGAAAGTACGTTAAGACTTAATATAAGAAATGGAAAATTTGTGGAAGGTGTAGACTGTAAAAAATTCGGAACGACATGGGTTTTTAAAAAAACAGCACTTGAAAGAGAATATAACAAAAAGGATAAAAAAATAGAGAGTGGTAACTGATGAAATAGTTACCACTCTCTACAAACTTATTTCTTAATAAAATCTAATGCTTTATAAAGTGTATCAAATCTATCATTACCCTTTATCATAGTAAATTTTTCTTTAGTCATAGAACCAATCTTCTCACATGCTCTACCTCCTACAACATATAAATTTTCTGTCTTACCTGGTACATAATCTTTTATATCACATATCAGTATTTTTCCATCATTATAGCCCCAACCAACTACAGTCGCAGGAATTTTGTCAACTTCTCCATCATAAACGATTGTATGTTTATACATTTTCTTATCCTCACTATTTTCTTTATTATCTATATTTTTATTTAAAATACCTTCTGCTATTAACTTAGCGACTATGTCTTTATGTCTAATATAATAGTCTGTATCTGCTTTACTATCTACGAAACACACTTCTATTAATATT